TAAGCGGCTGGACTTGCGTGAGCAGGCCCAGCACCGCTTCATGCCTTTTGCGCACCATGTGTACGAGAACTTCATCGAGGGCCGGCACCACCGGATCATCGCGGAAAAGCTTGAGCGAGTTGCGAGGGGCGAGCTGAAGCGGCTGATCATCAACATGCCTCCGCGTCACTCGAAGTCCGAGTTTGCCTCGTTCCTGATGCCTGCGTGGTTCTTGGGCCGAAACCCGAAGCTCAAGATTATTCAGGCTACGCACAACACCGAGCTGGCTGTACGGTTCGGCCGCAAGGTCCGAGATTTGATTGACGACCCGGCGTACAAAGACATCTTCCCGAACACGGTTTTGAAGGAAGACAACAAGGGCGCGGGCAAGTGGGGCACGGACAAGGGCGGCGAATACTTTGCTGCTGGTGTGGGCGCTGCTGTGACCGGCCGTGGCGCTGACCTGTTTATCATTGACGACCCTCACTCGGAGCAGGATGCGCTGAGCGACACCGCGTTTGACCATGCCTACGAGTGGTACACCTCTGGTCCTCGCCAGCGTTTGCAGCCCGGCGGCGCCATCATCGTTGTCATGTGTATGACAGGGGACACCCCTGTGCTTATGGCCGACGGCGTAGAAAAACCTCTTAGGGATGTGCGACCCGGAGATATAGTTGTCACCTACGATAAAGGGCGGTTAAGCACCGCAAAAATAAACAACTGGCAGTCAAGTGGTGTTGACTCGGTCTTTAAAGTACTGACACAATCTGGCAGAACACTTCGAGCGAACGAGAGGCACCCGTTTCTCGTCAAAGAAGAAGGGACTGTAAAATGGGTCAAGCTGCGAGATCTGAGCCCGGGGATGGAACTTGTATCACTTCGGGATGCAACAGGCCTTCTAGGGCAGAAACAAAACCGGGGCTTTGCTCGGCATGCCAAAGCCGAGAGTCTTACCACCGGAAAAACCCAAACGCCCCTCGCCGCGAGCTGGGGCATCATGGGAAGTGGATCGGTGTTGAATGCGCAGTTGATCATTGCTCAAGCCCAGTATCTGCGAAAGGTTTGTGCCGATCTTGCTACAATAAAAGAAACCAGCGCAAAAAAGACCCGCTACACGCCCGCGCGCATCGCATTAAGCATCGCTACGGAATTACTCTTGAGCAATACGAGGACATGGTTTTCCAGCGAGAAAATCGATGCGATGTTTGCGGGTGCGAACCTGGCGCAAAAAACACTCGCGCTCACTGGGCCGGAAAACTATGTATCGACCACTGCCACGAGACAGGAAAGGTCCGAGGCCTCTTATGCAACGACTGTAACCTTGCCGTCGGGTATGGAAAGAACCCTGAGACACTCCGCTCCGCAGCAAAGTATCTCCAACTTCACAACGGATAGGGTTGTCAGTATTGTTCCGGACGGGGACGAAGAGGTTTTTGACGTTGAGGTAGACCGGACCGAAAACTTCATCGCGAATGGCATCGTCAGCCACAACACGCGCTGGGGCAAGAAAGACCTGACGGGTCGGCTGCTCCAGGCCCAGTCCAGTGATACGATGTCCGACCAGTGGGAAGTCGTGGAGTTCCCGGCCATCATGCCCAGCGGTGACCCGCTATGGCCGGAGTTTTGGGACAAAGATGCGCTGCTCTCGATCAAAGCTTCGCTGCCCGTACAGAAATGGTCTGCGCAGTGGCAGCAGCAGCCCACCGGCACGGCCTCGGCGCTCATCAAGCGGGAGTGGTGGAAGATGTGGGACAAGGAGGACATCCCTCCTTTGAAGTACGTTCTGCAGGCCTACGACACCGCGTTCTCAAAAAAGGAGACGGCCGACTATTCGGCCATCACAACCTGGGGCATATTCTCGCCGGAGGAGGGTGGGCCTGACAACATCATGCTGTTGGATGGTCGGCGCGGGCGGTGGAACTTCCCGGAGCTCAAGGAGGTGGCCTACGAGGAGTGCCAGTACTGGGATCCCGACATGGTCATCATCGAGAAAAAGGCCACGGGCGGCCCGCTTATGGACGAGCTTCGCGCGCGGGGTATTCCTGTGCTTGGTTTTTCCCCTGGTAGACGCGCGGGCGGCGGTGGTGTAGATAAGACCACAAGAATGCACATGGTATCGCCGCTGTTCGAAGCCGGTCTGGTGTGGGCCCCGGAAGACAAGAAGTTCTCTGATGAAGTCATCGAAGAGATCGCTTCGTTTCCCAATGGCGAACACGACGACTTTTGTGATAGCATGACGTTGGCCCTTATGCGTTTTCGGCAGGGCGGGCTGATCGCTCTCGAGGGCGAAGAGAACGAGGAAGAGTACGCGCCTCGTAAACGGGAGTACTACTGATGGCTTTGCCACCTCGCCCAATGGGCTCACTCGTAGATTCAGCCATGGCATCCGCTGGTGGTGCGATGGACTCGTCTGCGGTTGACGTCCCTGTGATGACGCCTGAAACCTTTGAGGGCGGCGCGTCTGTCACTGAGGACGGCCAAGGCGGCGCGATCGTTCAAGCGCTGGCTGCGGCGATGGAAGAGATGAGCCAGGAAGAGCTGATCCCGCACAACGCGAACCTAGCTGAGTACTTGGACGACGGATACCTCGGGGAGCTTTCGAGTGAACTGCAGGCTGCTTATGAGGACGATCTGTCCTCCCGCTCCGAATGGGAAGAGGGCTACACCAAGGGCCTAGATCAGCTGGGCGTGAACTACCAAGAGCGCAGCACGCCTTTTGAGGGCGCGTCCGGCGTGACGCATCCGCTCATCTCAGAAAGCGTGACCCAGTTCCAAGCGCAGGCGTACAAGGAATTGCTTCCGGCTGGCGGCCCAGTTCAAACGCAGGTTATGGGTGTGCAAGACCAGGCGCGCGAGGACCAAGCTTCGCGGGTCAAGCATTACATGAACTACCAGATCACTGAGATCATGGAAGAGTATGATCCGGACATGGATCAGCTGCTGTTCTATCTCCCGCTGTCTGGCTCGACGTTCAAGAAGGTCTACTTCGACGAAGCCCGCCAGCGTGCGGTCTCGAAGTTTGTTCCGGCTCAGGATCTGGTTGTCCCGTACTCGGCCTCTGACCTACAGACGGCGTCGCGGATCACGCATGTGCTGCGGATGGACGCCAACGAGGTGCGCAAGCTCCAAGTTGCGGGGTTCTACCGCGACGTTGAGTTGACCAGCTACGAAGGCGGCCCGGACACTGTCCGTGAAAAGGTCGACGAGATCCAAGGTACGAGCAAATCGTACACAGACGATGTGTACACACTTCTGGAGATGCATGTTGATCTGGACCTTGACGGGTTCGAGGACATGGACCCAGAGGGTGAGCCAACTGGGATCCAGTTGCCCTACATCGTAACGATAGACGAGGGCTCTAGCCAAGTTTTGTCGATCCGCCGGAACTTCGACGAGAACTCGGACCTAGCGCGCAAGCGGCATTACTTCGTGCATTACAAGTTCATGCCCGGCCTCGGCTTTTACGGGTTCGGCCTGATCCACATGATCGGCGGCCTGGGCCGTGCGGCGACCAGCATCTTGCGTCAACTTATTGACGCCGGCACGCTGGCTAACCTGCCTGCCGGGTTTAAGGCCCGTGGTGTGCGTGTCCGCAACAACGACGAGCCTTTGCAGCCGGGCGAGTGGCGCGATATTGACACCCCCGGAGGTAGCATCCGGGACTCGATTATTCCGCTGCCGTACAAGGAGCCTTCGGCTACGCTGGTTCAGCTGCTTGGCGCGCTGATCGAGGGCGGGCGGCGCTTTGTCTCGCTGGCGGACCAGCAGACCGGCAACATGAACCAAGAGGCGCCGGTAGGCACCACGGTTGCGCTGCTCGAGCGCGGCATGAAGGTGATGTCGGCGATCCACAAGCGCCTACATTACGCGCAGAAGTCTGAATTCCGGATTTTGGCGCGCATTTTTGCTGAAAACCTGCCGCCGGAGTACCCGTACGACGTGGCGGGCGCCCAGCGCACCATCAAGGCCGAGGATTTTGACGGCCGCGTGGATGTCATCCCTGTCTCGGACCCGAACATCTTTTCGATGGCGCAGCGAGTCACGCTGGCACAGACGCAGCTCCAGTTGGCGCAGTCCAACCCGCAGATGCACAACCTGCATGCAGCGTACCGCCGGATGTATCAGGCCCTCGAGGTCCAGAACATCGAAGAGCTTTTGCCTCCTCCGCCGCAGCCTCAGCCGCTGGACCCTGCGGTTGAGAATGCGCGGGCGCTTATGGGCGAGATCCTGAACACCTTCCCGGATCAGGACCACGACGCTCACATGCAGCTTCACATGATGTTCATGAAGACCCCGCTGGTGACGACCTCTCCGCAGGTCATGGGCACGTTCTACGCCCACATCATGGAGCACGCCTCGCAGAAGGCGCGGCAGATGGTTATGCAGGAGATCCAAGGCCTGATTGGGCAGCTTCAAATGTTGGCCCAAACGGGGGGCGTCGACCCCATGGCGGCGCAAGCGCAGATCATGGAAGTGCAGATGCAAATGCAGAACCCAGCCGAGATCGAGAAGCTCGTGTCGATGCAGCTTATGCAGATCATGCAGCAGGTTATTTCCGAGCTTGTCCCAACGGGCCAAGATCCGATGTCCGACCCGCTGGTTCAAATCCGCATGCAGGAGCTGGGCATCAAGCAGCAGGAGCTGCAGCGCAAGACCACCGAGGACCAAGCGCAGATCGCCATGGAGGCTGCGAAGATGCAGCAGCGCGCAGCTACAGATGCTGCCCGGCTCGAGAGCCAAGAAGAGATCGCCGAGGATCGCACTGCGGTCAACCGCGAGCGCATCGAGGTGCAACGCCAGAACGCAATCATGAGGAATCAAAATGCCCCTCAAGGACGGTAAATCGCAGGATGTTATCGGCGCCAACATCCGCACGGAGATGGGCGCGGGTAGACCACAGGACCAAGCCGTAGCCATTGCTCTGTCAAAAGCAGGGCAGAAAAAGATGGCGAAAGGTGGTATGGTCCAATCACGCTTTAGCTCTTCGCCACGAGCCAACGTTTTCAAAGGAGTTTTCTGATGCGCAAGTATTCGCAACGAAGCTTAAACAGCCTTCGTGGCGTTCATCCGGATCTACGCCGAGTCATCGACCGAGCGCTGCAGGACTCGCCTCTCGACTTCGTAGTGATCGAGGGGCTCCGCACTCTCAAGCGGCAGAAAGAGCTAAAGGCTTCGGGCGCCTCTCAGACTTTGGACAGCCGGCATATCACCGGGCATGCGGTAGACCTACTACCGGTTGGCCCCGGCGGCCCGGCGTTCGACTGGCCCCTGTATGACCAGCTTGGCCCTGCGGTCAAAGACGCCGCGGAAAAAGAGGGCGTTACACTTACTTGGGGCGGCGACTGGAAAAGTTTTAGGGACGGGCCTCACTTTGAGCTGGACCGAGCTGCCTACCCTGCAGCCGACTGGACCACGGGCGACAAACCTCCTGTTCCGCGGAAAAGTGTAACCCAGTCCACCACCGTGCAGGCTTCGGCCGTGCAGATCGCCTCGGGCGCTGGGGCGGCGTTCAGTTCGCTGGCCATGTTGGACGGCAGTGCCCAGTTAATTGCACTCGGCTTCGCTGGGGTCGTCATTCTCATGGGCCTTTGGGTCATGCGTGAGCGGGTCCGCAAGTGGGCGGACGGGGCACGCTGATGCTTTCTCGCCTCCAACTCTATTTACTCATCGGCGCCGCGTTTGTTCTTGGCGTTCTTGGCATATACGCCAGAGGCGTACAGCTCGGCATTGATCGGGCTCGCCAGAAGGTTGACAGGCAGCGCCTTAAAAACTTCCGCACCGCCCTGGAGGTCGAAAATGAAATTGAAATACTGGATGACACCCATCTTGCTGATCGGGCTAATGAGTGGGTGCGCAAAAAGTGACGGCTACTGCGATATAGCTTCGCCGCTGTATTTTGATACCGACGAGACGGTCTCGTGGCTGCTGCGGAATGACAGGACACTTTTGGTGGACATCACCGTGCACAACGAAACCACCAAAAGAATATGTGGTGTATCACGCGATTGAGATTTACGTTACACTGCGCCAACGTTTTCAAAGGAGTTTTCTGAGATGAAGCCCACCAAGAAGAAGAACCGCCCGAAGCCGTACGACGAGATGTCTACGACAGGTGCGATGACAGGCCCCAACCCTGTTGAGCGCTCGTATCGCCCGATTGCGCGCCCCGACCGCACTGAAGGGCGCGGGATGCGGGAGCTGGAAGAACGCAGCCTGCGCTCTCAAGAGCGCGAGTCGCGAGATCTTGAGGACTTTGGCGGGGCCAAGAAGTTCGCAGACGGCGGCGAGGTCCGTGGATGCAGCGGTTCTCAGATGTCCGGTAAAGGCTTTCGAGGAGACTTCTAATGACTACGATCGTCATCAGCCTCCTCCCTGATGGGGCCATCCCTGTCGACGAGTACGAAGAGACAGAGGAGGGCAACAGCTGCCCTCTTCCCACGCAGGACGAAGACCTGAACGCCGAGAACCGCCAAGCTGCAGTTGACGAGGCGGACTACCGCGAGCCGAATACGGGCTCGTCCTTCGACATGGATCAGGTGTGCGGTAACTGCGCAGCGTACAACCAGACCGAGGAAATCCTCGAGTGCCTTGGGCTCGACGACGACATGGAAAGCCCTCCGCTTGGCTACTGCCAGATCTACAAGTTTGTCTGCGCAGCAGAGAACACCTGTGATTCTTGGGCCGAGGGCGGCCCGATGGTGTCCGAATCGCAGGAAAAGTTCCGGGATATCCTTTGATGGATGTTGTTGACTTCGCCCGGCACGTGTACAAAAGATTACGAGAGCGCGAGCAAAGTGTTGCGGATGCTCTTGCAAGTGGTGCTGCCAAAGACTGGGAGCAGTACCAATCCTTGGTAGGTGAGATACGGGGCCTCACTTACGCACGGGAAGAGTTCAGAGCCCTGCTGGAGAAAAACGCAGACGATGTCGAAGACTTTATATCTTCCTGAACATCTCGCGCAGAAATTGAATACGGACCGAACGTCGTCAGACGTCCCGTCCAGTTCTTTGGACCGCGCGTATGTGGAACAAAAAGATCGGGTCCTGGACCCATCCCTCATTGAAAAACCGTTATTAGACCGCCTCCCGCAGCCAACTGGCTGGCGGGTTTTGGTCATGCCATACCAAGGGAAAGCTCAGACCACTGGTGGCCTGTACGTCCCGGACGAGGTTCGAGAACGCGAATCGGTGGCAACCACTGTGGCCTACGTGTTGAAGGTCGGGCCGCTGGCCTACAAAGACCCCAACAAGTTCGGCCCTGATCCCACGCCGTGGTGCGTGGAAGGGCAGTGGGTATGCATCGGCCGCTACTCCGGATCGAGGTTCAAGATCGACGGTGGAGAGGTCCGCATCATCAACGATGATGAGGTCATTTCCACGATCATTGAGCCAGACGACATCAAGCAGGTTTGAGGATAGACACATGACTGAGGAAAACCAAGAGATCGAGACCGAAGCTCTTGTACAAGATCCTGTACAAGAAGAGCGGCTCGAAACGACAAAGGCCGAGACTGGTTCTGAAGACGAGCTGGGCGACTACAGCAAAAACGTCCAGAGCCGGATCAAACGCCTGACCGAAAAGTACCGCAAAGAAGAGCGGGACCGTGAAGAGGCTGTTCGCCTTTCTCAGCAGCTGCTGGAAGAGAACAAAAAGCTCAAGGGCCGCATGCAGCAGCTCGACACGGGCTATCTCTCTGAATACGGCACCCGCTTGCAGACGCAAACCGAAGCGGCAAAGCGTGCGTACAAGGAAGCCTATGAGGCCGGGGATCCCGATCGGATGTCCGATGCGCAGATGGCGATGTCAAATCTTGCCATCGAGCAGCAGCGTTACAACAACGCCAAAGCTCGGACGGAACAGGACCAGCGTTTGCAGGTTGAGCGCGAACAAGCGCCGCAACAGCAGGCTCCTGTTGCGCCGCCGCCTCAGCCCCAGCAGGCCAAGCCTGACCCCAAAGCTCAAGGCTGGGCGCAGAAAAATACGTGGTTTGGCGAGGATCGGGTCATGACGACCGCGGCATTTGCTGTCCACCAAGGACTTATCGAGGAAGAGGGGTTTGACCCAAACAGCGATGAGTACTATACTGAGCTTGACCGAAGAATGCGAAAAGAGTTTCCGCACAAGTTCCAAGGTCAAAAATCGGGTGGTGGAACGCAGGTCGCCTCTGCAGGTTCCTCCGCATCCCGCAGCACGAAACAGGGGCGCAGGACCGTGAAGCTCACGCCGTCGCAGGTTGCCATTGCGAAGAAATTGAACGTTCCTCTCGAGGAATATGCCAAGTACGTAAAGGATTGACCCATGACTAACCGAGCTCCTCGCGAAACCGAAACGCGTGAAACCACCACGCGCCGTAAACCTTGGGCACCGCCCAGCCGCCTTGATGCACCTAAGCCCCCAACCGGGTATGTGCATCGTTGGATTCGAGTCGCTATGCGTGGCGAAGAGGACAAGACCAACGTCTTTTCCAAGCTGCGCGAAGGATGGGAACCCGTCCGAGCGGACGAATACCCGGATTATCAAGCTCCCGTCATTGACGAGGGCAAGTATGCCGGGGTCATTGGACAAGGTGGTCTGATGCTGTGCCGTATCCCTGTCGAAACTGCTAACGAAAGATCCGCGTACTACGGGCTCCGGACCCGCGAACAGATGCAGGCTGTCGATCAGGACTTAATGAAGGACCAACACCCTTCGATGCCGATTCATGCGAACCGGCAAAGTCGTGTATCCTTCGGAGGTCGCGCTCGCGACTCCGAATAACCGCAACCAAAGGAGCTGACAAATGGCCAATATCAATGGCGCATTCGGTCTTCGTCCCATCGCAAAGATGGGTCAGTCGACCAACAGCACCGGTGCATCCGAGTACCGTATTGCCGCAGGCAACACGAACGCGATCTATCAGGGCTCCCCTGTTATCCCGCTGGCCGCAGGCGTCATTGACGTCGTCGGCGCTGCAGCTGGTGGCACGGTGGGTCTTCTTGGCGTGTTCTGGGGCTGTGAATACGTTTCCTCGACCACTGGTAAAAAAGTGTTCTCGAACTTCTGGCCCGGCTCGGGCGCAGACACGAACTTCCCTGTAAAGGCATTCGTCTACGACGATCCCGCGCAGTTGTTCGTGATTGCGACTTCGAACGTCGTGGCTGCCGCCAATACTGAGGCGGAAGTACGTGCAGCTGTGTTTGCAAACGCAAACCTTGCACTTGCCACTTCGGGTTCGAGCACCACTGGTATCTCGTCGGGAACTCTCGACCTGAATACCATCGCCACCACTAACACGCTGAATCTGCGTATCATGGGTATCCAAGACGATCCCGAGAACGCCGACTTCACTGTTGCTGGCATCCCCGTAATCGTCCGCCTGAACAACCACTTCAATTCGCCAAACGGCGCAATTGCTGGTGGCACTGTTTCGACGACCGGCGTCTAAGGAGGGCTGAAATATGGCTATCTCTCGCGCACAACTTGCGAACGAACTGGAGCCGGGTCTTAACGCCCTCTTCGGGATGGAGTATGCTCGGTACGACAACCAGCATGCTGAAATCTACACCACTGAGTCCTCGGATCGTGCATTCGAGGAAGAGGTTATGCTGTCGGGCTTCGGCGCGGCACCGACTAAGTCGGAAGGTTCCGCCATCAACTTTGATGACGCGAACGAAGCATACACCGCTCGGTACAACCACGAGACCATCGCGCTGGCCTTCTCGATCACCGAGGAAGCCATTGAGGACAACCTGTACGACCGCCTCGGCAGCCGTTACACACGTGCCCTCGCCCGCTCGATGGCTCACACCAAGCAGGTCAAATCTGCTGCCGTTCTCAACAACGCCTTCACCGGCGGTGCTGCGGCTGGTGGCGACGGTAAGGCTCTGTGCGCAACGGATCACCCGCTGACCAGCGGTGGCTCGTTTGCTAACAAGCCGTCGACCGACGCAGACCTGAACGAAACCTCGCTGGAAGACGCCCTGATCAATATCGCAGGGTTTGTTGACGAGCGCGGTCTGAAGGTCGCCCTCCGTGGGATGAAGCTCATCGTTCCGCGCCAGCTGCAGTTTGTGGCTGAGCGTTTGATGGTTTCCAACCTACGCGTTGGCACTGCAGACAACGACGTCAACGCGATCCGCTCGATGGGCATGCTGCCTGATGGGTACACAGTCAACGACTTCCTGACTGACCCTGATGCATACTTCATCAAGACGGACGCTCCCCGCGGCTTCATCCACTTCGAGCGCACCCCGCTCTCGACGAACATGGAGCCGGATTTCGACACCGGGAACATGCGTTTTAAAGCGCGAGAAAGGTTCTCTTTCGGGTTTTCTGACGCTCGCGCAGTGTTTGGTTCTGCAGGCGCAGCCTGATCGAACTAAAGCAGTCGGATTGGGGCGATCTTCGGATCGCCCCTTTCTTTTTGTGCATAGCTGATGTATCTTTTGCGCATCCCTGACAGTCGCATGGTGCGGCTGACATTAGCCACGACAGGAGATCCCAATGGCTACGACTTCGTTTTCTGGTCCGGTACGTTCGCAGAACGGCTTTCAGTCGATCACCAAGGACGCAACCACCGGCGCAATTACCACCAACTCTACTTACGGCACCAACGCTACAGTCACCGGCACTCTGTCCGTGACCGGCGCGGCAACGCTGTCGAGCACCGCAAACGTCATCGTGATCCCCACTTCTGATCCAGCGGTTGCTGGTGCGATCTGGAACGACGGCGGCACCCTGTCCGTATCTGCAGGCTAAGGGCTAGGAGTACGCTATGTCTATGTCTGACATCAGAGCAAAGCGGGTTACAACGACTGGTGCTCTTGGCATCGGCCGCTCTCGTATCCGCCAGCTACAGGTGACCGTCTCCAATGTGGGGCCGGGCCGCCTGACGATCACTGACGGATCCGGAGGTTCGACGATCTTGGATTTGGACTTCAAGGCCGACGACACACACTCTGTGAACATTCCGTCGCAGGGTGTTCTGTCTGTCAACGACCCGGTCATCTCCACCGCGACGAACGTCACTGCTGTAACTGTCTTTTTTGCTTGAGGTGAGTGATGGCGATCTCCGACATCAGATCGTTGTCGCTCGCACGCGAGGGTCGAAGTAATGGCGAAGTCTCCAGCGTGGCAGCGAAAAGAGGGAAAGGACCCGTCTGGCGGCCTCAACGCCAAGGGCCGGGCTTCCGCCAAAAAGCAAGGCATGAACCTCAAACCACCCGCGCCGAACCCAAAGAACAAGAAGGACGCCGGCCGGAAAAAGAGTTTCTGTGCCAGGATGGGTGGAATGCCCGGTCCGATGAAGGATGACAAGGGAAAGCCGACACGTAAGGCGCTATCGTTGAAGAAGTGGAACTGCTGATGGGAAGCGTACAACTCACGCATGAAGAGCTCGAAGCGATGCTGGACCGTGCTGCCAAGCGAGGTGCGAGGGCCGCGCTGCAAGAGCTTGGTCTCCACGACGAGAACGCCCCGCGGGATCTTGACGAGCTGCGCGGACTGTTGGCTGCTTGGCGGGACACGCGGACCACGATGTGGCAGACTTCGGTACGGATTGTAACGACCGGCGTTCTGATGTTTATCGCCGCTGCGATCTGGATGTCGTTCAAAGACAAGGTGGGACAGTAAGATGAATCGTGCTAATATGGCCAAGCAAATCACGGAGGTTCCGATGAAGAAGTCTATGGGTATGAAGATGGGCGGCAAAGTTATGGCCGGCTACAAAAAGGGTGGCAAGGTCAAGATGGCCAAGGGCGGCAGTGTGGACCAGTCGATGTGCAGCCCCCGCAAGCAGATGGCAATGGGGAAGATGAAGTAATGGCTAAACCTCCCGGTCTATACGCTAACATCGCCGCCAAGAAGAAGCGCATTGCTTCTGGCTCCAAAGAAAAGATGAGGAAGCCCGGCTCCAAGGGCGCGCCTACGGATAAGGCGTTCCGCGAGTCGGCCAAAACGGCGAAGAAGAAGAAATGACCACATCAGGTACGAGAACCTTCAACCTCGATGTCGCAGAAGTCATCGAGGAAGCTTACGAGCGTTGCGGCTTAGAAGTCCGCACAGGCTACGACGCCAAGACGGCTCGGAGGTCTCTCAACCTGATGTTTGCCGACTGGGCAAACCGTGGCCTGAATCTTTGGACGGTAGGCCAGGGGACGACAACCCTGGTGCAAGGCACGTCGACCTACACTCTGGCTGCGGATGTCGTCGACATTCTCGAGATGGTTCTGCGCCGTGATAGTACTGACTACGAGGTCGAGCGGATCAGCCGCGGGGATTACCTCACTTTCCCGAACAAGACTGACCAGGGCCGCCCGTCGCAGTTCTATTTGAACCGCCAGATCGAGCCTGTCATCACGCTGTGGCAGACGCCAGAGAACTCGACCGACCAGCTGATCTACTACTACGTCCAGCGGATCGAGGACGCAGGCACTCTGGTCAACACAGCCGACCTGCCGTTCCGCTTCTTGCCCTGCATGGTTGCAGGGCTGGCCTATTATCTGGCCATGAAGCGTGCGCCGGAGCGGCTGCAGTTCCTCAAGGCTGTGTACGAAGAAGAGTTCCAGCGCGCGGCCGAGGAAGACGAGGACCGCGTTTCGCTCAAGCTCCAGCCCAGCGCTCGGTACATGAGGACCTGATGGCTTTTGCATCGGACAAAAACGCCTTTGGTATCTCGGATCGCTCCGGGTTCCGCTACCGTCTTCGGGACATGAAGAAGGAGTGGACGGGCGCGCTTGTCGGAAAAGACGAGTTCGAGCCCAAGCACCCGCAACTGTACCCGCCACGAGTTGGGCCGGATCCCCAGGCGCTTCGCAACCCTCGTCCAGACCAAGCCGAGGCGCTGCAGGTCTACGTCGCTGTGCCGACGGTTGAGGACCCCAGTCTGCAACGGCCGCGCATGCTCGGCGCTGCGGGCCAAGTTACGGTGGTGACGACATGAGTTTTACATACGCGCAGTTGAAGCAGGCCGTCATTGACTACACGGAGAATGACGAAAGCAGTTTCGTCACCAATATCCCGTTGTTCATCAGGCAGGCCGAAGAGCGCATCCTCAAGCAGGTGCAGCTGAGCCTGTTCCGCAAGAACGCCACGGCGTTCACCGACAACGGCAATCCGTATCTGGCGGTGCCTGCGGACTTCTTGGCGCCGTACTCACTGAGCATCCGCACTGATGTGGGTGGAGCGAAAGAGTTCTTGGACTTCAAGGACATCTCGTTCCTGCAAGAGTACACG